GACTCAAATGGGCGCCAAATCGGCTACAATTGCAACTTTTCAAGGATCTCGCAAAGAAACTATATGTTTTTATATAGATGATAAAAGTGTAACAACTCAATTGACCAATAGATCTAAGTTTGTTTACACTGCAATGACGAGAGCCACGAAAAATTTGGTTTTATATGGTAATAGCAATTTGATTGAACATTTTTTAACTATCAACGGAAGTCCATTAAGAAATTTGGAGGAATTTAACAATGTATTCCATACAAATGACGTATACGTTGATACAGTAGAAGATGGTGGTTTGGCCTCCACAATAACAGGTCAACAAGAAGCAGCTAATGGAGTTGAGAAAATAATCGTGAACGAAACACCTGTCGTTGATACACTTATCAATGCAATTAAAGCAGTTAACGATTCAGCACCATTTCAATCGATTAGTAGCACAACCACGGCACCTATTCAACAAGGTATTATAACTGCGCCAGTGGAGGCATTAATCCCAGATTATCGTACGTTTAAATCTTACAAATATTTGCCTAACATCAAATTATTGAGAGATTACGTTAATACACCAGAGGATTGCAAGAATGCTTTAGCGCATCGTTATGCATTAAAAATTAAGTTCCAAAAAGAACGTGAAATTAATTTCAATTCTAATGCTATAATACGTGGTATATGCAAAGCAGTGTTCGGTAACGAACGCTCAATCGATAAACTTAAAGCTGGTCTTAAAACAACACCAGAGGAATTAAGGAAACATGCAGAGGAATATTTAGTTTCCGCGCAGAAAAAATTAGGTAAAAATCATTCGTTTGTTAAAGATCTTGAAAGTGACTTTAACTGTTGGGAGGAAATAATTAGTTTGGTTACTAAGAAGCAATCAAAGTTTGACCCCGAAGAAGGATTTGATGCCTCAGATAAAGCTGGACAAGGCGTAGCAAGTCTTTCCAAGCGTGTTAATTTTCTGTTCAGTGCTTATGCACGTGCAATGTTGTGGAAAATACGTGAGTTAGCTCACAAGAATGGTAGAAAAATAATCATAGCAACACATGATTCTGATGAAGCAATAGCAAATGAATTCTATTCGATGAACTACGGTACCAAAGGCAGATGGGCATGCTTTGATGTATCACAATGGGATTCACGATTCACGAAATTCATGTCCAAAGTCACACATACGTTTTTAGAATGGATGGGATGTCCACAATGGTTAAATGATTGGTGGTTTATATTCCGTCAACAATGGCGTATAGTTTGTCACACTAAGTATGGCAATATGACTTTGAGAGGTTATGAGAAACAATTCTCTGGCAACCCGTTCACAATTTGTGAAAACACATTGTGTAACTTGGGTTTAATAAATATTGTTTTCGATTTTAAAGGAGTTGAGTTACAATTGGCAAAAGGCGATGATTCAGCAATAAAATGCGAAGATTATCGTATGACTGACGAAGGTAAGAAGATGCTTGCGAGCAGTGGTCACGTTTTGAAGAAGCATTTTGATGTAGTCGGTGATTTTGCTGGGTATATTTTAACTGATGATGGTATGATGCCAGATTTATTAAGGTATTCTGTTAAATTTTTAGCAAAACCATATCATGATCAAGCCCAATTTGACGAATCGAAAGCAAATGCTAAAGCACAAGCTAGTCTAATTAAACAACAATCTACATTGGTTACAGGATGTGAAGCTTTGTCTATTTTTTATGGCAAACTTAAAATCA